TCTCTCGGAGCGTAGATTAGTGTGCTGGTATTGTGGTGTGTTACCTTCGTTGATTTCTTCCATACCCATGGAAGGCTTTGCGAATGTGATATCAATATCACCGCCAGTCTCTGTGGTCATAGGTTCTGTAAACATTGCCATCGCAGCAAGGTCTGTGACCTTGTAGTCTTTGATTGCATCTTTATAGTCTATGAGTACACGTTCCCCTGTTCCACCAGTCGCTGCATAAGCGCCAGTGTTAAGGGAAGTAAGAAGACCGGGTGCTAAATTCTGAGTTAGTGCTACCATATTAATCACCTACCCCTTAGTGGGTTATCACCTTAGTGAGTCCCGCTCCGGAGTTGTTCTCTAACGTAGTTGCACAGTCACTTGGGTCAAGCGTTGCGTTGCTTGCTGCTAGGAGCTGACCATCAGTCGTTCCCATCATTAAAGCTACACCCGCATTCAAGTCTACACAATTTACGTTCAATATAACGCCATGTCCAGAAATAACACTTACGACATTTCCTGACGTAATGGTTGTGAGTGCATACCCGACGACTGCAAATTGCTGTCCTCCACTATCCCCCGCGTTAGCGTTTTGGATTTCGCCACTAGTATCCACAGTTAATGCGCTACCAGCGGTTATATCTTCAGCCGCTACGAATGGAAGGATACGTGCTGGTGCACCACCATCATTTATCAAAATTTCTGTTGCCATATTTAATTACCTCTTAGTACTTCTGGGTCGATTTTGATTCGCCCAGTTTCTTTATCCATCTTAACTGCAAATACTCTCTCGGTGTCTGCTGGAACAGCTTCTCCCTCGGTGGATTTACCCTTCCCGAAGGTTCGTTCTGTGTCCTCAGGTACCGGAAGTGCAGCAAGAGCTTCGCTGAAACCAGTCAGCCTTGATTCATCCCAAGCTGCGAGTTCATCGTTACGAGTTGCTTTCTTATCCTCTTCTAAGGTACCGAAAATCAGTTCCTTGGATAGAATCGCCTCCACAACTTCAACCTTTCGAGTTTCGGCTTCTTTAGCAGCTCTCTCTTCCTCAGCAGCCTTGAATTCCTCAATTAACTTGAGGGCTTCTTCATACTGAGTATTGATTTCTGCTTTTGAAGATGTCATCTCTTCTAGTTGCGTTCGTAGGGACGCGAATTCGCGTTCCACGATATTCTCCGCTTCGGAGTTCTCTTTAACATTAGGAGTTTCTGTAGTCATATTTTCCTCTTGTTTTCCGTCTGAACATTCACACGCGCCATCTTTCCCACCACAACCGCAGTCATGATGTTCGTCTTTTGCGTGTAAACCACATTTCGTTTCGATAGTACATTCCTCGCAGACGGGGTCCATTGACTTATTATCAATGAAACTTACCTCTGTTGGGCGAATGTTCGTTGCGAACGTATCACCCATCACATCAACGTCATTGGAAAACCAATCAATGCTGACATGGGTTATGTCTCCATCCTTCACTTTATCTATCACTTCTTGTCCACGTTCATTCTTGTTGTCAACCGTAGCTGACATCCTAATTGCAGACTTTCCATTCTCCATCTCAAACACCTCAGGATTAGCAGCCATGCCAATTAAATCGTCTGGCGTTCTTTGATGATTGAAATATATAGGTAGCTCGTTGAAAGCTTCTATATTCTTCTTTAATACTTCAGGTTCTATATAAACCTTTTGTTGTATATCATCTTCTTCATACTCATGAGGGCCTGATGTTATAGCTATAACAGGGAAAGTAGCACTTTCTAAGTTATCCTCTTGTGTAAATGATATATTATTATCTTCTCCTACAGGTAGGGCGAATGTACGTCTTTTTTCATCTTCATCCAACGTTCTACCAAACGTTCTTTCTACGCCATGTCCATCAGCCCACATGACACACATGTTAGCTGCTACCTCTTTGTGGTTATCAAAACCACGTTCTTTTAATGTAGCCCCTACTGATGCTACACACTTGTTATAACTCATGCTCTCTTCCCCGATACGTTAGCTGAGGGTTTGTTCCCTCTATTAGGAGCTCGAGCACTTTCTTCTTTTTTGTCAGTACCCTTACCACCAGAAATATTAGCGTTCTTATCACTAGGTCCCTCTTCAGGCGACCCTGCTTTCTTTACAGCAACATCTTTCAGCATATCTAATTCCACAACACCTTCAGGGTCCAGACCACGCTCTTCCCTAACTTCACCGGGTGATAATACACCTTCTGATAGATATATCATATCCGTCTTAGCTTTAGTGAAAGCGTCTTCAACATTAATTTGCCTGAACTTAAATTTGGCCTCTCCGTCTTCCAACTGAGGCATTAATTGAGCATTCAGTGCAGCTTCAATCATAGTTTGTAAATATCTAACATAAGGTTCAAAAATAGGTCTAGCTTTATCGGGGTCGGTCCACATAGTCTTAGGGACCTTGAGAGCCATATGTATCTTATCTAATATGTCATCTGTATATTTACCATACTCGAAAGCTCTTTGTGTGCCTTGTAGTTCTTTTATAATGATGTCATTACCGTGAATAATATCTTCACCGGGCGCTAACGAATTGAACGCGTCCACCACTTCGTTAATTTTGTCAGGACCATAAGGCATATCGGGAAGTCCACAAGATATATCAAAGCGAGAAGAAGCATACTTGTTGAGTGCAGCTCCAACATCTCTCTCTGCATAATCTTTGAGGTCAACCAAATAAAGAATGGGATGGATGTCAGAAAGGCCATAAGCGTAATCATCGAAGGGGTTGTTAAGTAGAGAGCAAATCTCTGTCGGTTCAAAATGGATATTCTCACGTTCCTCACCTATATCCTGATAATAATATTCAATCTGTCCATGTTCATTTCTTTGTACAAACATGTTTTGGCTAGAACGAAGAACTAAATTATCTCCGGTCCACTCCAAATATCCTGTTCCAAATATTCTAGCATTACGAACCCAACCATATAGAATGTTCTCGATATTTATATCTCTAAACATTTCTTCTATATTTTCTCTTACGTCATCTTTATCTGTTACAATATCAAAATTATCTTTGACTGCGTAAAAACAAGGAAGGTCTATTAAACTACGAACAATAGGGTCCGATAGATATACATCCATATATATCCTTGGTTTTCCTAAGTGCTGTTCATACTTTTTCTTTTGACCATATGAATAGTCGTTAGACAGCTTCAAACGCTTAATAACTCCCGCTCCAAAACTCAGCGGTTCGTCTTCTTTAAAGGGTGGTGCGCTACCGGTTGTAGCGAATACCCTTCGTACTCTATCTAGAAATGCCATGGCTACCACTTATATAGTATAATCGTAACAGTATATAAAGATTTCGTCACAATGAATACCTACTTTTTGATTTGAAATTATGTCCCCTTGTCCTAAATAAGGAGACCCCTGAATGTCTTCCAATATTAGAAGTTAGTTGAGTTGTAGCTGTTTCTTTGTTAGAAGTGGCTACTGTAGCCGAACCGGGAAGCATAGCTAAAGTGGCGTGTATTCCTAAAACTGAACTATCACAGTAGTCGTCGTGTTTACCATTAGGAGCACTGATACGTTCTGTCTTATTAGCCGCATCCATAACATATTGTAAGTCTACATGTTCCCTGAACCACTTGTTAATGATTTTTTGTCCGGGTATATCTAGATGTTCTGGATTGGGTACCCTTACTCTCTCTTGTTGTATAAATGATACATAGTCCCTAAATACTTGTGTTTTAGTTCCTCTGGGTCCTCCTGTAAAGATGAAAGGTATAAAATGAATCTGAGGAACACTATTAATACACGCTATTCGGAGGTCTTGTTCAATAGCTCCGCCAATTCCCGTAGCATCAATAATAACCCGACCAACACCAAAACTACGAGCAATATCCATAATACGCTTACGCTGATATGGAATGTCGTGCCCGCCAGTTCTAGCGCTAATCTCTTCAATGTAAATAAGCCGTGCCACATCTGAATCATCAGCTTTTTCACCGGCCCATACGCTAATGACAGTAGAATTAACAGATTTGCCAATGTCAACAGCCACAGTACAATTTTTTCCTCCTTCATAAGGGGACTCGGGGATGGTCGAAAGCGCGTAGTCATGAAAACATGCCTTTAGTTTTTCTGGATTGAATATATTGGAAATACTTTCCACGAACTCACATTCGTATTCCGTTCTCCAATACATCGAATCTTCACCCCATTCCATCATCTTTCCAAGCATGTCTTCTTCAGTATATGCCGCTTCATAACTATCTCCAATCACTACTGCGTCTCTCCACGAGAAAACCATTCTAGTCCAAGTCGCTGAATAGGCGTCATCATACAAATAACGCCACATATGATTGTCTTTTGATTTAGGCGTACCTAGATTTATGAAGGGGGCATTATTTGAAACTATCGCTGGTTCTACATTATCTACAAATAAACTATCGTCGATGAGAGGAGACTCATCAACTATACAGAATGTAGGGTGTTGGCCCCGTATAGCCTGCCCTTGATTACTAGGCGCTAATGGAGCCCTGCGCATTAATGTGCCCCCCTTCATGCGTATATGGGGCTTATTGTGAAATTTATAATTATCTACTAAGCTGTCAAGAAATGTATTATCCTTAAAGTGCCTATACACGTATCCGAAGATAAGTGCGGCTTGGTCCTCGCTAGGTGCAAGCACAAAGACTAAATCTCTGAAACGCTTGAAGAACATATAAATAACTACTGCTACCGAGAGGGCGAAGGATTTCCCACAGCCTCGTGGAGCTAATATTGCTACTTTACGCTGCTTCATTCCCTTGGGGTTAGTTAGTGATTTAACCACAATCTTTTCTTGAAGAGGTCTTAATTTAAGCGTTCTTTGTTTTCCATCAACTAAATAAGATTCACAGAAAGCTTTTACAAGCAGTCCCATCTTCTTTTCGTCGTCTCTAACACTTTCGAATAGTTCTTCTAGCGAGCGACTGTCATAGACATTCTTACCCGTCAGGGCTGTCTTTAGTTTCTTCCCCTCTTCCTTTATCGCTAGGTCCTTCATTTAAGTCCTCCAAAAATTTTACAAACCCTTCGGTCTTCTCTTCGACCATAGTAGGTATCTCTATATTCAGCGCTCTGAATTCCGTATGTATATCTTTAACGATAGCATTTCGTTGGCGCAAGAGCTCTGTTCGTAGGTTAACATCCCGAATATGTAGAGAAATTTCTTCCCACAGAACGTCTTCAAGAGACAGATTGCGAGCCAACAGGCGTACAAGCTCTTTGTGACGTTCATATTCTGGTTCTCCTACGCGTAAACGTAGTCGCTCTTCATACTCGTGCTCGTTCAAAGCTGCTTAGCTGAGGCCATAGCCTCTTTAGCTTCGGCCTTGACCACTGCGACGAATTTATCATCATTCTGGTCCCAAGCAGAGAGTATTACATTTCTGAGCATTACGTCTTTGACGTGTTTTTGAGCTGTTTCATCCAGCTTCTTATATGCTTTCGTCTGGGCTACTGTTAGATAATTATCAAGGATATTGTTAATTTCATCTTCGTGGCTCTTTATATAAGAACCTCCAAATTTGTATACTAACGCCATTACAGCTGGCTGTGTATATGCGATATAAGCAACGAGTGCTCCTATCACAGCTACTGCCAACATAAGCTCAGGTGAGCCTAATAGCATATCCATCAAACCTTCTATCATTCCAGATTCGGCTTCTCCTAACTCGGTGGTTAGGTTTGTTGTTTCATTTGTTGTTGTATTATTTGTCATAATATCACCTTTTTATTGTGGGGCTCCCGAGAACACTTGCGTATTGTATTTCTTTGGAGCTTCGGTCCTTAAGGGACGCCCTGTATAAGTAGATTCGACCATGTATATAAAGCTTACTTCTTCTTACGAAGTTTACCGTTCTTACCACGAAATTCGCCCTTCTTTCCCTTAGGAACTCGGCGCTTCTTAGGTTTTTTACGGGGCACCCCGTTCTTCTTAAGCTTTCCTCTATTATATGCCATACTACTTCTTCCCCTTTTTCTTAGTCTTCTTTTTACCTTTAGGCTTCAGACCGGGGTATTTCCTATATACCGCTGCTCTTATACCTGCTGGTCGTGGAGCGTTGTGAGCTAATTTTAAAGCAGACTTCGCGCGCGAAAGAGTATTAATAGGGTAACTGCCTGCTGGGGCCCCTCCTGAGGGACCAGCAAAGGCCTTTACTCCTTTATACTTACCTACGTTGGACCCACCCTTTCTCTTACGGGCCGCTGCTTGCTTTTTCTTAGCTGCTTTTTTCTTAACCATCTTTATTCTTCATCATCGGAATCTGCTTCTTCTTCAGCGTCGTCTTCGGCGTCATCTTCGGCTTCAGCTGCTTCTTCAACAACCTCTTCCTCAACAACTTCCTCTTCCTCAGCTTCTTCTTCCGCAACTTCTTCTGACATCTCTTCGTCTGTCATAATATTGTCCTCCATGTGTTTTAGTCTTACTTCCATCTTTTGCACTTGGTCATACAATTCTCTTACTTCAATATCGTTCATTCCTTTTCCTCTTCGTGTTCGTGTGTGTCTTTCCCGTTACGGAACGTTCCCTTTCTAGTCTGTTCAATTAGACTATTCTGTTGAGCAGTCCATATTTCTAATACTTTATATATAATAACCAATGCTGGTGAGCCTATAATTAGAAGTACTGATTTATAAGATTCTATATCTGATACTATACCACTATCTCTAAAAGCCATCGTAACTAGAAATATAGATAATCCTACCCAAGCCATAACGACTGGGGCTGCTACCATTGCCATCATAAAGTTGGCAAAATTACCATCTGGATTCATTGCGTCTTTTTTGTGATTACTCATGTTGCTGTTCCTCCTTCCACTCTTATCATGGGGATATCAAACTGTTGTTGGAATACATAATCCTCAGATTCCACATCCCATACAAGTAATGCTACCCACATAGACCATGTTCCATTTGTATTATTAAGTTCTTCGAAAGTAAAATTTAACCAATGCTCATCCCAAGCCATACCATCAACGGTCATAGTTAAATCCTTCCAAGCATATTGTTGCTCTCCCTCTGTATCTTCAGGGACGTGGTTCCATACGTCTACATAAAGTAGTACAGAAGTATTATAATCTCCACAGTCTGTATCTATGTCTACCAATACAGATATACCTTCAGCATCTGGGTCTACCCAGAAAACAGATGCGTTATCTGTCTCTTCGTTATACCAGCCGGGGTAGAAATGTACTGAACTGTGGTTCCCGTGTTCTGCTTCATATTCATCTTCGTAATCACATGAACCATCATCTTCAGTAGCTTTATCATCATAATTGTTAGCTGTAGTATCCATACAACCATAAATAGCTACGGTTTCATTCGTAGTACCATTAGGGTTGTCGTTTATTACTATACATCTACCATCATCATGGGTTGCCTGACTATTATAATTTTCAGCTTCGGAGTTAGTACATCCATATATGATAACTAAAAAGTTACAACTGCCATCATCAAAGGTAGCATCTGGATTATAATTGGTGGCGTCTACTTGTAAACAGCCCCCAAGTGGGCCATCGTCTCCATTAAAGTATTCATCTAAAATGGTCAGATTGGCCCCCCCACTAATGAGTGCTAACAAAAGAACTGTAACTATTGCTCCTATTTTCTTGCCTATGGGGGTTTCCCCTATCTTATCAGCAGCCTTACCAATAGTCTCAAATAATTTCTCATCTTCTGGTTTTTTGGGTCCACCTATGCCTAGGCTATCGCGTTCCTCGTCAGAAATCACGTTAATGGCCCCATAATCATTGCGCGCCATGCATATTCTTAGAACGTCCTACTATATAAAGCTTACGCTCAATCATCCCAAACTACCTTACCTTTGACCATGCCCTTCTCATCAGGTATTTCGGTGTGCGAAAGAAACTCGTCCTCTGATAATACCGAATTTTCTGATTTGACAGTGCTTTTCTTGTAAGAAGAATACTTTGGCTTCCACTTTGGCACCTGCACATCGCACGGTCCACCATTTCCTTTGTAAAAGGAGCACCATTTGCATAGATTTTGAGGTACCTGTTCATAACTCTCCTCTTCTTCCATCTTTTCTTTAAGACAATCATGCACAAACATGATAAGTTCCTTCGCTTCGTCAAGAACTCCTTGGTTGACCCTTACAAAAAAGGTGTCATCCCAGCGTAAATAGTTGACTCCTACGAATTTTGGCATCTCTCCCATCTCTAAAGTGTATAAAAATGCGTAAATTATAAGCTGTCTGTAGTAATCCTCTGGTAAATATGGC